ACATAATAAAGAGGATTATATTTTCAATAAAATTATTGAAAAATATCAAAATGTAGATAATTTACATATATTCAAAACATATCAAATGTATAAAATAGACAGTTTTAATAATATTGAAAAAGATCTTAAAAAATTTGACAAAATTGGTATTAAATTAGTAAGAGGTGCTTATTATTCTAAATATGATAAAGAATTATTTAAAAAAAAAGAAGATACTGATTTTATGTATAATTATACTATAAAATATCTTATTAATAATACAAATAATAAAATTTGTTTAGCAACACATAATAAAAAATCCATTAATTATTCTTTGAGTTTAATGCCAAATGATAATGTAATGTACGCACAATTACTTGGTATGGGTGATAAATTAACAGATGATTTATTAAAAAAAAATAAAAAAGTATTTAAATATATACCATATGGTAATATATTTGATATATATCCTTATTTATTAAGAAGATTATATGAGAATTTAGATATGATAAAACATATTTAAAATAATTTAGAAATAATTTAAAAAAAAATGATTTAATTTATTAAAATAAAAGTATATAATATGTCTCGTGAAGAAATTATTCAAAAAGCTGCTGAATTAGTTGCAAAAAAATATAATCATTTTAATGATATACCATTAAAATATAGATTTTTATATCAAGAATATAAACCGTTAAATGCAGGGATTAAGAGAAAATTTGAAGAAGATTAATTTTTATTCTAATTCTCTTAGTTTTTTTATATTTTCTTCATCTAATGATGAATAATAGTACCATTTTTTTACAGTACTGTCCCATTTGGCTCCATATGATTTTGCTAGATTTTTTTTTGCAAATGAAATATTTATATAATTTTTATTATTATCATTATTTAAAGATGATATATCTGATATAAATGATTTAATATCTGAACTTTCTAAATTTTTTAATTTATCTATATTTTCTTCTGAAATGTTATTATCATAATACCATGATTTTTTATTTTTATCCCATTTTGCTCCTAATTCTTTGGCATTATCTTTATTATTATAAGAAATATTAATATAATTTTTATTATTGTAAGGGCAAGATATATTACCTATTGCTAAATTTGCTAATTTATCAGCATTTTCATTACCTATTGAATGTTTATCGTCTTTATTAGTATGAGCGTTAACATGAATTAATTTTACATTAAATAAATCTTTATATATTTCATATGCTTTTTTAACTAATTCAACATTTGGGGGTTTTTTATTATTACTAGTTTTCCAATCATTTTTAGATAATTTTTCACCATAACTTGAAGCACATTTTATAACATATTCTGAATCAGTATATAAATTAATTTGTTCTCCTTTAATTATTTCTTCACTAAGAATTTCTAATGCTCTAATAAATCCTGTTAATTCAGCAATATTATTTGTGTGTTTTTTTCCTTCTATTTTTTTTGATTCATTTCGTGGATCATTTTCTGTAAAATATACACCATAACCACTTAATGCATTTGGTTTTCCATTATTAGAACAAGCACCGTCCGTATATACATTAATCATAATTAATATTATATCTTATAAATATTTTTATATAAAAATCATTTTTTTGTTTTTATTTTAAAAGTTTTCTTTTATTAACATCAGTTGGCGCCCATGAAATATATAATATATTTGTATTTGGAGGGTCTAGAACATTTACAAATAAACCATTTTTTTTGAGAGCATTATATATATATTCAACCGAATCATTTATTTTATATAATGGTTTACCAATTAAAACATATGGAATTTCAAAAAATATACATTGACCTCCATTTGAAGCAGTTTTTTTTATTTTATCATGACATTTTTTTATTATTTCATCAAAAGTTGCATTTTTAATTTTATCTTTTTTATTTTTCATTTCATATAGAGTATTTAATGATATTTGTGGTGCCATATTATTTATTATTCTAATATAAAAAAAAATAATATAAATTTACTTATATAAATCTATAGCATTTTGAATAGCAGAAATATCTGCTCCCTCAATTTGATGTACTTTTATATTGTTTTTATAAAATTGAAATGTTGGCATACATGTTATACCACAATGTAATGATGTTTCTTCATTTTCGTCAACATCTACTTTTAAAAAGAGAACTATTTCTTTTTTAATATCAGCAAGTTTTATAATTTCTGGCATGATTCTTTTACATGGACCACACCATGTTGCTGAAAAATCTACAACTACTAACATATTATTTGCATCATTTAAAATATTTAAGAAATCTGTTTTTGTTTTAATTTCAGATACTTTACCCATAATAACATTATCGACACTAAATTTAATTTCAGAATTTTTTACATTACAACATTCACATATTTTTGGTGCATCGAAGTCCGGTTGTTTTGGTTCATCGTCGTTTGTTTCATTTTCAACACATATAGTATCATTTGAATCAGATGTAGCAATGGGTGGATCACATGTAGCAACTGGTGGATCACATGTTGCAACTGGTGGATCACAAGTAGCAACAGGGGGATCATCTGCACTAACAGATTGATGAGATGTATTTACAAATGTTTGATCTATTTCTTTTGACATTATAATGAATTTTTATTTTATATATTTATATTAATTATTATTTTTATATAAATTATGAAAAATACCAATTTATAATACTATTATAGTTGAGATCGCCATTATATTTAATAACCTTACCATTTGGATTAATTTTTTGAATATGAGGAAATTCATTTATATTATATCTATCTATTTTTTTATCATAATTTATGTTTGATGGTCTCATTGTTGATGTAATAATATCACCTCTATTTTTGATTTTAGTCCATGTTGATTTAAATTTATTACAGTGAGGACAATCATCCATAGAATAATATTCTAATCTAGTAGACCGTTTATTTTTAAAAAATTCTTTTTGTTTTACTTTTTGTTTTATATTTTTTTTATTAAAAATAAAATTCTCAATAGTATTTTTATCATTATCATATATATCTGTTATTATATCTGTTGTTATATCTGTTGTTATATCTGAATTTTTCTCATTATTTTCTAAATTATTTACAGAATATTCATTATCATTATCAATATCAATATCATCATCAATATCTTCATTGTCATTATTATAATTAGTATTTAAATTTAAAAAATTAAAGTTAATATCATCTACAAATGATATATATAATGCAACACATATTAAAATTATTAAAAATCCTAATAATAATATTGTATAAATATCAGTATCAGATCTATTTGCCATAGAGTAATAATCTATATTTATTAAAGATTTTAAATTATAATAGTATTATAATAATTATTAGTAATATTATTATAATAACTTGTTAATAATAATTTAATTGGATTCTCTATATTATAATATGCAATTAAACTAAATGATGAAAATAGGTCATTATCATTTAAATAATCAATAAAATTAACAAATAAACTACAGAGAATTATAATTACCCTTTTATCTAATTTATCAAAATTAAAATTATTATTAAATATATTATTATCTTTTATTACAAAAACAGTATGATCACAATTAATTAAATTTTTTTTCAAATAATCAATATCATTAAGATTATTTACAACTACAATAGAACGATATATTAGCATATTTTTATAAACATTTTCAAAATTTGATAAAAAATTGTAATCATAATTATAATAAGTATTCATAAAATATTAATAATATAATATATACAATGATAATTATATTTAATAAAAAGTGTATAATCTTTAAATCAAAAATGTATAAGAATACTATTATATATATATAGATCAATATAACGATTAAAATGTTGGAATATATGTCTGATAATGAAAAAATTATTAAAATAGATTTAGAAATATTTAAAGCAAAATTAAAAGATTATGAATGTGATAATGATTTTCAAGTTTCAGAATCAATTATCAATAAATATAATGATTTAAAAAAAACATATAATTGTTTCAATATAAAATATGATCCAAAAAGTGTATGGGAAAAAAAGAAATATAAAACAAGAAATAATATTTTATCTAAAAACAAATTATATACTTTTACAACACAAACAAATAATAATATAAATGAAACAAATAAAAATATAATAGGACTTTTAAATAAAATAACTGATGTAAATAAAAATACTATATTAAATTCTATCGAAAAAATAATATCAGATAATAATGATATTCAAAATAAAGAATTATTTACTATTGTATTTAATTATATTGAAAAAAAATACGATAAATTATATATAACTATATTAAAATTATTTGAATATAATAATAATGATATTATTTATGATAATATTAATAATTATATATTAAATAAATTATGGTTACCCAATGAATATATTATTAATAACAATATATTAGATGATAATTTGTACAATGAATATTGTGATTATTTAAAATGGAAAAATAAACAATTGAATTATATAAAAACCTTTATTTATATAATTAATGAAAATATTGATAAATATAATGAAATATATTATCATTTATGTAACGATTTATATAATACTTTTAATGATTATATTAATAAAAATTATTTCAAATATTTATTAGATTATATACTAGAATTATTCGAAATATTATTAAATAATAATGATAATATATTTATTACTAAATTTAAAAATATAGATACATCTAAATTAGATAATTCAACAAAATTTTTAATCTATAATATTATAAAGAAATGATAAAAATTTTAATACATACATATTTAATAATATTATTATTATTAATAATATATCATGAGCATGTTGAATTAAAAAATAAATTTGAATCTGAAGGGGGATGTTTTTGTATAAAAAGAATAAAAAGATATTGTTTAGGATTATTATATCCAAAAATAATATTATTAATAATAATATTATTTACAACATTTACCGAAAATTCTTTAAAGTATTTTAGTGGCAGTAGTATAATTGTAAATACATATATGATATTATCATTTATTGCATATATAATATTAATAATATATTATACTATAATTGCAACTGATATATTTGCAAATAATATGGGATATTGTAATTGTGCTATTACAAAATTAAGTAGTATAATTTATTATTTATCTATATTTGCAATAATATTTATATTTATATTATCATTAAATACTTTTCAGTTTTTTTTCGTACATAATTATAGATAAGTAAAGTAGTAATGAATATTATAACACCTGGTTATATAGCGAATTTTATGATAAATTTATTTATATTTATATTATTAGCATGCGTATATACATATATTCAAAAATTAGAAACTGATGGTTGCGAATGTGCTTTAACAGAATTTTATCCAGCAACATTTATTAAAAGTTTTAGTATTTTTGCATTAGTGTTTTTAATATTTATAATGTTAATACCCCCTGGCACTATATTAGCCAATTACTTTGGAAAAGAAATTACTGGATTATATTTATTAGTAATTTTCATTTTTTATATTGTATTCGCAGTATGGGTATTTATAACAATGAAATATACCAGAAGATTAATTACTGAAAAATGTAAATGTTCTGAAGATTTAAGAAGAGAATTAGTATACGCTGGAACAACAATTGAAATGATATTAATTGTATTATTATTATTAACAACAATAATATTTCCTTTAATTTTATCGGGTCTATCTATATTTTTTCAAAATGCTAAAGGGGTCGTTCAAAAAGTAGAAATGAATTTAAAAAATCCGGTTAAAGGTATTAAATCTGTTCCAAAAGATTTAGGAAAAATGGCATCTCAAGTTAAAAATATGGTTGGTACAACTAGTAAAGGAATTAAATCTTTAACAAAAAAGTAAATTAAATATTTAAAGTTCTTTTATTATTTTTATTCGATTTTAAAAATTTAATATCAGCATTATCTTCAATTATTGATGTTATTTCATCATCACTAACTGATAATGTTTCAATATTATTCAAATTTTTATTATTTGTTGAAATATTTTTATGCACATCATCTATAATCGAATCTATTTCGCTAATTGAATTATTATCATCATTCATATTCATATTCATATTCATATTCATATTGTCTCTCATTGAACCACCTCCTAAATTATTAAATAATCCACTAACCATTCCAAATAATCCCGGTCCATTAACTGGATTATCATTTCTTTGATTTGAATTATTATTAGAATTATTTGGCATTACATATTCTTTTGCCGCCGCTTCTTGAAATTGTTTCATTAAATTTGGATTTGATTTTAATACATTTTGAATATCGGGCAATGGTTGTTCTTTAAACATTCTATTCGTTAAATGAAACATAAATGCACTTCCTGATAAACTAATAAATAATCTTAATTCTGGTGCCATCTTTTTACCTGTACTTTTATATTTATCATGTAATTCTTCAAATATATCATCATAATCATTTATATTATCATGAACTTGTTCTGACCATCCATCTAATTGTATTGCAAATGGATCATATCTATTATTTAAATATTCTGATCCTGTTACAAATGCCATTAGCATTTTTCTTTGAAATCGAATACTGCTATCGATTTCTTTTTCTTTTAATAATTTATTATATTCTAATCTCATTTCTTCGAGATCAGAATTTAAATTAAATTTAAATGGTATTTTATATCCACGTTGTTCCAATCTATCTAATTGATAAATTATTTCTTTCTTTTCTCTTAAACTATCAACTACTCTATTTGAATCATTCGGTCTTTTATTACTCTTTCTACTTACTACACTTGATCCTGATACGCTTTCGCTATCATCTGAACCCGATGAACCAGTATTAGATGATGCAACCGATGATTCATCATCCACAAATTTTTTTTTACTTGATTTATTTTTACTTTTTGATACACTTCCGTCTGATGATGAATCACTTAATGATGATATTGATCCCGCTGATGATGCAGATGATGAAGAAACAATATCATTACTTATTTTTTTTTTATTAAAAATTAAATCATCACCTGCTCTAAGAGTATTTTTACTAAAATTATTATTACTTGGTTTTTTAAAATCAATATTATTAAAATTACCTTTATTTAAATTAAAAATTTCATCTCTAGAATTATTAGAAAAATTCATAATATATATATTATGAATTTTTAATGTTTATATAATAATACGCAAATTATTTAATTAGTTTTCTTACAAATTATAGTTAATGATAGTTAGGTCGTTCTTTACACATGCTATTGTTACTTTTATATTTATCTCTAGTTGTATTGCATCTATAACCTTTAAAATTATTATTATTACAATCTAGTATTGTACTCATTTAATATTAGTATTTTATTAAAATAAAAGATAAAAATAATTTAATTAGTTTTCTTGCAAATTATATTTAATATTAGTTTGGTAATTCTTTACACATGTTTTTGTTAGCAAAACGCCTACTAGCATATCGACTCCGATTGATGATGGTGGGGCTCAGAGGGTAGCAATACCCGTCTGAACCACATTCGTTTGAACCCCCATCTAAACTACGAGCACAACGCCCATATGTAAGACCGCATCTTCCTTCAGGATGTCCTTTAATACACATGCGGTTCCCGCTGCACATATCTGAGCGGGGATTGATGCCAGGACATACAAGTTCTTGACACGAGTGCATACCAACAGTCCCCCCTATTGAAACCCTACGCCAGGCACACCGCCTACATGTCCGCTGGTTTTTCTGACTGCGATATTCATTTTCAGGACATACAACTTCTTGACACGAGGCTTCTCCAATAGAATTAGCAGGTGAAGTATGAGTAGGGGGACAAGGTTTACATTCATTATTATCAGTATATGTATTAGCAGGACATGCTTTGTAACACGACTTGCCACCATCTGAATTCTGCTTTGAAAAATAACCTCTAGGACATTCTAAACATTCGCGTCCATCGCGATGTAGATTAGCGGGACATACAACTTCTTCACACGAGGCTTCTCCAATAGAACCTTCTGGTGAAGTATGAGTAGGGGGACAAGGTTTACATTCCCTTCCTTTGCGATATTTATTTTCAGGACATACAACTTCTTGACACGATGCCAAACCAACAGAACCATTTGGTGAAGTATGAGTAGGGGGACAAGGTTTACATTCGCGTCCAGACTCTTCACGATATTTATTTTTATCACATTTAACTTCACGACACGAGGCTTCTCCAACAGAACCATATGGTGAAGTATAAGTAGAAGGGCAATCTTTACATTCGCGACCATCGCGATAATTATTTTCAGGACATTGAACTTTTTGACACGATGCCTCTCCAATAGAACCTTCTGGTGAAGTATGATCTGGGGAACAAGGTTTACATTCCCTTCCTTTGCGATATTGATTAACACTACATACAACTTCTTGACACGAAACTTCACCAACAGAACCCGGTAGTGAAAAATGCCCCCTGGGACACGGCAGACATCCATCTTTAAATGTGAGATAATAATTTGCCGAACATGTCGGCATCACACACGATTCCATACCAACAGAACCTTTTGGCGAACGGTGCATTTCGGGACAAGGTTTACAACTACGTCCATCGCGATATTTATTTGGCGGACATATTACATGTACACATGCTCTCTCTTCAACAGAACCCTTGGGTGAAATCATATTTTGAGGGCATGGTCTGCATGAGCGTCCATTACGATATTTATTAGCAGGACACACAACTTGTTGACACGAGGTTTCTCCAACAGAACCATGTTCTGAAGTATGACCCGCGGGACACTCTTTACAATCGCGTCCTTGACGATATCTATTTTCAGGACACACAACTTGTTGACACGAGGTTTCTCCAACAGAACCCTTGGGTGAAGTATGAGTAGATGGGCAATCTTTACATTCGCGTCCATTACGATATTTATTAACAGGACACACAACTTGTTGACACGAGGTTTCTCCAACAGAACCCTCTAGTGAAGTATGATCAGACGGACAATCTTTACATTCGCGTCCTTGGCGATATTTATTTTTGGGACAAGAATTAGTCAAAACTTCATTAACCTCATTATATATATGATAATCTTTTACATTTGAAGATCTTCTGAAACTTTTGTCAGAGTTTGGTTCACCAGTACAAAGATAACACATTGTGTTTCTTTTATATCCTTTAGGTATACGTGTATAAAATCCTTTACAATCAGGATTACTTTCACATTTTTTTTTACACAGTTGAGTACCAGTTTCACCAGAAGAACTTTTTTGTTTAACTTGAGATTTATTTCTAGCTGTATTGCATCTATAACCTTTAATTTCAGGTTGATTAAAATAAGATTCTTTTGGCATTGAAGCGTGTCTAGAACATATATTGTAATCTTTTACTTTTGAAGATCTTGTAAAACTTTTATCAGGGTTTGGTTCACCAGTACAAAGATAACACATTGTGTTTCTTTTATATCCTTTCGGTATACGTGTATAAAATCCTTTACAATCAGGATTACTTTCACATTTTTTTTTACACACTTGATTACCAGTTTCACCAGAAGAAGAAAGTTGTTTAACTTGAGATTTATTTCTAGATGTATTGCATCTATAACCTTTGAAATTATTAGAATTACAGTTAAGTATAGTACTCATTAATAATATTACTGTTTATTATAATAAATATAAAAAAAATTAACGTCCCCAACAGGGTTCGAACCTGTGACCTAACGGTTAACAGCCGTTCGCTCTAACCAACTGAGCTATGAGGACGAGGGTTTTATCCCTATATATATATATGTGTATAATTCTTATATGCTTTTTTGAGATAATGCATAAATTAATTACTATTTATTTATGCGACTTTGACTTTGATTTTGACTTTCTGACACAGTTTTGGTTATCATCCTCTACATAACCTTTTTTACAATTCCACCCGACACCATTGCATGTTGCATTCAGAGGACATGATTTACATCCTCCTTTGCAAGTATAGTACTGATTATCTAGACAGACCTCGGTAACACAATATTCCACCCCTCCCAAGCCCCCAGAGGGCACGTCTTCTAATTCTTCTTTTCTTTTTTTATATTCAGCAACACTCAAGCCAGCTTTACACGCTTGACATTCATCAGTCATTGCATGGCAACAATATCTCTGCGGCGGAGGTAGTTGTATCTCATCTTGTATATCTGTTATAGTACAATCATTAACACTATCAGATCCTATAGGCGAATAAGGTTTAAGAGAAGGACATGGATAGCATTCTCTATATTTCTTATTATAATACATACCGGCATTACAATCCGGTGGTTTTCTACACGCATCTTCGTTTAATGATCCTTCTGGAGCGTTAGGTCGTTTTTTAGGGCATTTTTTACATATGTTACCATCTTGATATCGATTTTCTTTGCATACAAAAGAGTCATAAGGTGGATCACCATTACATTTAGCACCGTAAGGGCAATGCATTAGCATATTAGTATTAATTATCTCCCCATCAGAAGTTCTAGAAACATTTGACAAAATATGATAATCTTTTACATTTGAAGATCTTCTAAAACTTTTGTCGGGGTTTGGTTCACCAGTACAAAGATAACACATTGTGTTTCTTTTATATCCTTTGGGTATACGTGTATAAAATCCTTTACAATCAGGATTACTTTTACATTTTTTTTTACATAGTTGAGTACCAGTTTCACCATCAGAAGAAAGTTGTTTAACTTGAGATTTTTTTCTAGTTGTATTGCATCTATAACCTTTAATTTCTTGTTGATTAAAAAAAGATTCGTTTGGTATCGAAGTATGTCTAGAACATATATTATAATCTTTTACTTTTGAAGATCTTCTAAAACTTTTGTCGGGGTTTGGTTCACCAGTACAAAGATAACACATTGTGTTTCTTTTATATCCTTTGGGTATACGTGTATAAAATCCTTTACAATCGGGATTATTTTCACATTTTTTTTTACACAGTTGAGTACCAGTTTCACCAGAAGAAAGTTGTTTAACTTGAGATTTTTTTCTAGTTGTATTGCATCTATAACCTTTTAAATTATTAGTATTACAATAAAGTATATTAGTCATTATTTAATATATTTCTTAATACTCTATTCTATTATATTATATTAAAAATTTTTTTTATTTAAATTAACTTTTACTTTTAGAATTACTTCTACTTTTACTATATCTTTTTGGAACTATTGATAAATCACTTACTGTTATATTTTTACTTTTAGTATCATCTGGGCATATTTCTCCTGTTTTATAATAATTAATATTATGTCGTGGATAATCTATAATATATTTAGTATCAAATGGTATAATTACTTCTTTTTCAATATATGGACTTACTACATCAAGTAGAATTATTTTAGTAAATTCAGGCGCTCTTACTCTCATTATGCAACAATTTCTACTTGCATATGAATTAGCTATTTTATAATCTAATGTATAACTTGTTAATGTTTTTGATATAAAAAAACCTTTTTGAGAATTTTTTAGATAATATTCATCATTTACACCTCTATATAAAACTAAATTTTTTTTTAATATAGGACTTTTCTTAAATATATTATTAATATCATTTATATATAATAATAATATATTTTTCCAATCAAAATCTATATAATTAGAAATAATATATTCTTCCAATTCTAATTTATTTAATTTACTAAAATATATTTCATCTTTATTATATAAATATTTTTTTATTTGGTAATAAAATAATATAAAATCTCTATTTGTATTAAATATTTTTTTATTAACTATTATTTTAGATTTTCTATAACCGTTATCTATCTCATCTATATTTTCATCTATATTTAAATTATTACTAATAAAATAATTAATAATTATATCACCATCATGACAATGACATCTTAAAGTATATATTTCTTCAGGTGTTAATTCTTTTATAAATGTATTTTGTTCATTTATCCATTCTTTATAATAATCATCGTCATGCAATACATATAATCTATTAATAAATTTTTTATTATATTTATTATATAATAAATCAAAATCGATAATATGATTTTTAAATGTTATAATATCTTTTACATCATGACTATTTGATAATATATGTTTATCAATTTTAATAGATTGATAGTTAATATTTAATTTATTAGAATTAAATATTTTAGACAATTCTTGATATTTATTATAATATTCGCATAATTTTTTATGTTCTGAATCTAAATACAAATCATTATTTAATTTTATATTTTTTCTTGCTTTAGAAAGTTTTCCTAATAAAGAATTTTGAATACTTATTGGTATATTAGATTTTTTTAACATATTATATCTAATATATGATAATATGTTTATAATATAGTTTAATATTATATATAATATATTTAGAAAAGGAATGAATAAGTTCAAAAATTTAACAATTGAAACAAATAATCTTAGTCATACTCCCGATTCACATTTTTTTAATAAAGATCAAAGAATGCAAACAAGATCTAATTTTAATGATCTTTACAATGATTTTAATAATTACCATAACGAAAGATTCTTTCAAGAAAATGAAACAATACCCAGAAATTTTTATTTGTTAAGAAATTCAGATAATCTAATGATTCCATTTTATTTTGAACCAAATTTGCTTGAATATATAAATAAACAACCGCGTGAAACTAAAAAATTTGCAGTATTTCAATTTGCAGAATTAGCAGGTGGAAAAAAGAAAAGAAAAAGAACTGATAACAAAAAAGTTTTTAAAAAAAAAACTGTAAAAAAAAGGGGTGGTATGATGCGTCGTCGTCCAGGTGCATTAATAGACACTAACAACGGTTTCCTGTCGAACGATTCCCCTCCACCCAGTCCTGAGTTCATCTTAAATGCTGTTCCACATCATGCTCGTAGTCAAGATGGAAACATTATTATGATTAATGCACCTCAAAGTCCACAACCTGCAAAATATTTACGCGATGTTAATGTTGGTCGTCATTTTGGTGCTCCACCTGATCAAAAATTAGAATACGATTGGGATATGTATATTTATGATATAATTAGCAAAGAATTATCATTAGATCAAGTAAATCTAATGAATAATTTTAAAAATTCAAGAAATTTTGATATAGTTAATGGTTGGATTATGAACAATTATATTCCAGAACAATTTATTTTGTATTTACCAAATATGACTGAATTTGTGAGATTTCAATTCAGAGATATACATTCTAATGCTCTTCTTCGTCGATGCAGAAAGCCTCTATGTATATACAATTATATATTTGGAAGTATAATATTACAGAGAGGTAGTTCATACAGAAACAGAATTAAAAACACAAAAAAAAATAATATTATTAAAAAGAAAAAAGTTGAAAAATCAACAGTTAAAAAGCAAAAAGTTGAAAAGAAAACAGTTGAAAAGAAAAAAGTTGAAAAGAAAAAAGTTCAAAAGAAAAAAGCTGAAAAGCAAAAAGTTGAAAAGAAAAAAGTTGAAAAAACAATTAAAAAAAAATAAATACTCTCAGTGGGGCTCGAACCCACGACCACAAGGTTAAAAGCCTTGCGCTCTGCCGACTGAGCTATGAGAGCATATATAATTATATATATTAAATTCTTATATAGGTTTAAAAAAGTACATTTCTTTATTTTTTTAAATTTTTATAAAAGGTTTTTAAAATTTTAAATTTTTTTATGAAATGTACTTTTTTTTTTAATTGTGTTATATCTTATATTAATATAATATAGTTATTTATTTAATGGATGATAAACAATTAATATTTGTTTTAGATTTAGATAACACTATAATAGGTAATTGTACTTATCAAAGTGATATATATATATTACATAAATTTCAAATGAAATATGGTATTAAAACAATTAATAATAATTTACAAGAATCATATAAATATAATTCAAAATTAATAAGACCATATTTTTATTATTTTTATAAAAAAATAAAAGAAAAATATCCAAATTCATATATATTTATATATACTGCATCAGAAAATAACTGGGCAAAAAAAGAGATAGGATTAATAGAAAAAGGTTTGAATATTAAATTTTCTAGACCTATATTTACTAGAAACGACTGTATTATAAATAGTAATGGAGAATATAAAAAATTAATATCTAAAATTTTACCCAAAATAAAAAAAATTACAAATAATATTAAAGAAAATTTAGTTATAATTGATAATAATAATACATTTGTAGATTATAATTCTAATTTTATATTATGTAAGTCATATGAATATATATATTTTTTAGATATATGGAAAAATATAAATAAAGATTTTTATAAATATACAGAATTAACAAATTATATTCTTAAATTAATAAAAAATAATAAATTATCAAAATATTATAATATGGAAACAATAAATAGTAAAGAATTAGAAAAAATATATAAATGGAAATATAAAAAATATAAAAAAATTAATAAAATAAATAAAAAATATTTAAATGATAAATTCTGGAAAATTTTAACAGATAACATAATATCAAATAATTTTTATAAATTTAATAAAGATACAGTTGCGTATTTACAAAAAATTACAGATAATAAGTAGAATCATACATCCATTAAATTATTATCAGAAATATTAGCTTCTTCAATAATTAATTCAACATTATTTTTCTTTATATATGAAATAGTTTGTAATAATGTATCAGCTAGATCGTCTTTTTTTTTATGTTTTATGAAATAGTTATTTAAAATATTATTATTTTTGATGTAATATTTTGTAATTTCTATACCATCGTTTTTATTATTTCTATATTTATCTCTTTTTTGTTCTTTTTTATTTCTAGTAGGATCTATTTTTATTAATGGTTCTGGTTTAAAATTATGATATTGTAGTTTTAAAGAAGCATTAATTAATAAAACTTGACCTATAAATTTATCCCAATGTTTTAATAAACTAAAATATGAAAAAATTAATAATTGAATACTTTTCATAATACCATTTAAATTAGATGGTTGATTTTCAATTAATACATAATCTATACTTTCATATTTTAACTCTTCTATGCTACCAATTATATTATCTAATTCATAAAATAATATTTCTGATATTAAATTTAAACCATTTACATCTTTTTTTTTATCTGCGAGAGTTATTACGCGCCAATCAATAATATTTATATTATTATCTTTATTTTCTAAAATACATAATGCTAAATTTTTAATACCAATATCAAAACTTATATATATCATATATTAAATTAATAGTATTATATTTAAATAATTATTTATAATTAGAAAAAATAATTGCTCTCTACCGGGTTCGAACCGATGACCTTGGCCTTATCAGAGCCACGCGCTACCAACTGCGCTAAGAGAGCTTGTATTATTCAGAAAATTATCATTATAATACAATTATATAATATAATTATAATCTTTATATTATTTTAATATGAGATTAAAAATATATTTACTTTTAATAACAATATTGTTTGGAATATTATTACTAAGTTATTATTTAATTAATAATATAGAGGGATTTAATAAATATAATTTAAAAATAGTTCCTATAAAACCATGTGGTTGTGAAATAACTAATTTAAACTTAGCAGATACAAATTATTATTTAGATAATGATTTAGTTAAATATTTAGAATTTTTAATGGCAAAATATGGTTTTATATTAATTCGTAATCAGGGTAAAATAAATAATGAAAAAAATATTAAAGGAAAATATCTAACGGGTAAAGAGCAATGCATATTTTCCAAAAATTTTGGAACTAAAAGACTACATTCACCGCATGCAGTTCATGACGAAGCACCAAATAACGATATTTTTAGATTAAGTAATAATGAAAAACATGGTTTTAATTCTGTTGGACCCGAATGGCATAATGATGGTTCATTTGAAAAAAATCCATTTAGTTATGTAATATATCATATTATTAAAGCACCAGAAGGATATGGTAATACAATGTTTGCTCATTTAGGCGAAGCATATGATAAATTAGATAATTCATTAAAAAATAGATTAGAAAATTGTGCTTCTATAAATTCAAATAGTAATGTAATACATCCATTAGTGCACAAACATCCAATATCAAATCGCAAATCATTATATTTACATCTCGGTATGACAGGTGCAATTATAGAAAATGTTAATGATAAAAAAAAATATAAAAAAACAAAATTTACTGACGAAATAACACCATATTATTTACCAAAGTATATTAAAAATATAAATGATTTAAAAAATATTCGTTGTTGGAGAAATAAAGAAATGAATAAATTTTTTATAAATATTTCAAATTTATTAGATGATAAAGAAGTTTCATATTCGCATAAATGGAAAGAAGGAGATATTATAATTATTGATAATTTGGCAGTAGCACATAAAGCAACAAAACAAGCACATGATTTAAAAAAAGGTTTAAGAATATTACATCGTACAACAGTAGAATCAAATAAAGAATTAAAACCAATTAAAGAATTGCAATTAGAAAAAAAATTAGATTTAAATCAAGAAAATCCGTTTGGTAAAGATTCAACATGGATTAACGGTTATGTTGGTTACAGATGGGGAGATTGGAAAAATAGAAGTATCCCTCATTAATTTAATAATATAATATTCTTTAACAATATTAATAAATTTATTAATATTAATTTGTTTATTAATTCTATAAATACGTAAAAATAGACCAGGCATTATAATTAATTAATTATTTTAATAAAATCATTTTTTTTTAAATATGTATTATAATGATATAATGATATAATTATATAATAATATTGATATGAATGCACATGATAATTTATATTTAGCATATAATATTAATGAGAAAGAATTATCTTTAGTTTTACCTCCAAATAATATGAATAATTTTAGAATAAATTATATTGATATTTATGATATGATTGATAATAATGATGTAATTGATAATAATATTATAGAAAATCATAGGATACAAACAAGAAATAGAACAGCAATAAATATGCTATGTTTGCTAATTATAGTAATAATTGTAGTTGCTATTACGAAATTAATATCTTAATTTAAAAGAAATTTTATAATTATTTTTATATTTATAGTGTTCAAAATTATATCCTAAAATAAAACTAATAAGTGTAATATTTAATAATTTTTTTTTAAACATAAAAAAATAATCATATTAAATGTTTTTATAAGTTTGAATTATAAAAATCACATACCGAATCTACACTTCTTTCTCCTTCATGTACTTTTTTAGTTCCGTTTCCTGTTACCATAATTGTAGGAAAACCTTGTACCTCATTTTCCCTCATTTTTTCAGCAGTATTTCCTTCGCCTTCAACATATTGAATTACATTATCAGCGCCTAATCTATCTTTTATCTTTTGAATAGTACCGCCTTCTTCGAATTGTTTACAGTATCCACACCATGGGGCTGTGTATATTTCTAATTTAATAGAATTTGAAAAATGTTCTTTACCACAACCACAAGATCCTTTGAAAAATATAGCATATACGGCTAATACAACTAACGCGGTTAATAATACAATAATTAATGAATTACTATTAAAGACAAATTTGTTTTTCATATTTTCTATAAATAGTAAACAAAAAAAAAAGTTATTATTTAGATAAAAAATATAACATATAAAACCATATATCAAATGGTGGATCTATTGGTTCTACAAGTGTTATAAGATCATCTTTATATTTTAGATAAATATTATTTAAAATATTTTGATCTTTGCCAGCAAAAATATTATATTTAATAAATATATCTAACATATTATAATATATATTAAACCATTTTTCTAATATATGTTTACTACATAATATTACACCACCGCCACATCTATTATTATTGAATATATATGGTATATCCGAATTATGTTTTAATTCAGTATCATTAAATTTTTCAACTTCAAGTAAATAAATTTTATTTAATTCTATTTTTAAATTTTTATTTGGAAAATTATTTAATAATTTATTATATATTTCTTGATTTCTAATCATACCGATATCTGTCCATGCATATAATTCTGTATTAAAATAATTATTTTTAAAGGCATCATATAAAAATGCAGTTTTGTTATTCCATATTAAATATAATAAAGGATCGTGATATTTTTCAGGATCTCTATTATAATCTTTATTAAAATAATCTATATATTTATAACAATATAAATCATTTATATTAATCGTTACAATTTTTGTTTTAGATAAATAATTTTTACGAATATTAAGTATTAATTTTTTAATAATATCAGAATTAGTATATATAATAATAGGAGTTTCTTTAATAAGATTCATATAATTTATAATCCATGTTAAATATGTATTTGATGTAAATTTTTTTTTTGGTATTTCTAAATATGCCGTAACAATTGTTAAATCCATTTTATAACAATATAAAAATTAGTTTTTATATATCTTATTAATTTATTTATTTGTTTCTTTTTCCTTTTCTTTTTCCTTTTCTTTTCGCCATTCACTTGCTGCTAGTTTTAGTGTTTCCTTATTTGACATATCCGGGTTTTCCTTTTTTAATCTAACCATAACTTCTTTGACAAACATATTATATTTACTTGGTTCTTTTTTAGTGGTATTAGTATTTTTTTTTTGTTTAATAGATTTAAATGCTTTTGTTAATAAGATTTTTAATTCATTTAATGTGTATTTTTTATCATAATCAATGTCTTTTAGGAATGTTTCAATTGTGATTTTTGTAATATTGTTTTTTGTAATTTTAACAGGTATTAAGGATATTTCATCATTTTGGGTTTCCATTATTTAATTATAAAATAATAATTTGTTTTTATATATATTTTAAAAAATAAAATAGATAAAATTATTAGAGTTAGGCAAATGTCTTATAATCCATTTTTTACCTTAAAAGCACAAAACTCTAATATCGCTAGTTTTTCATCTACGGCCGACGAAACATATATTTTGCTTATTGCAAATGATGTTAATCAAGTTTTAGAAGATGGTGAAACAGTTAAATCTAATGAAAATTCTAATGCTGTTATTATTGGTGCTAACGTAATAGATGATACAACTGATGATCACGAAGCATTTATTAGTGTAAGGGATGATAATGTAAATGCTGTAATTGCCAGATTTAATAATAAAAATATATTATTTAAAGTTGATGCTGTTTTTGATAATGATATTTTACCATCATCGTGTAATATTACATCAAATATAGGTTCAGTTACGAATAAATGGGGTAATATATATGCTAGTAATATTATTGCTGATGGAAGTTTTTTAAAAAATGTAAATTTAAATGATAAAACAACAGATGATCTTCAAGAAACACAAAATAATCGTTACTATAAAATAGAAAATTTTAGAAATGATTTTAATAATAGATTTAGTAGTTTATATAATGATGACTTAATTACTCTTGATAATATAAAACAAGGTAATATTAATAAAAGTATACAAAATGATTATTATAAAGGTACGCTAATTGTTGATGATATAATTATAAACAATTATAATCCAAATAATAATGGATTTCATATTAATTATGATATTAATGTTACTAATACAGATCAAATATATGAAGGTTCAAGTAATTTTTATTTTAAAGATGAAAAAGTAAGTAATATTGTTCTTGAACAAGTAGAAATACTTAAAAATTATATTAATGATGAAAACACATATATTACAGATATTATCGTACAAAGTATTAATAGTAATAATGATATTCTTTATAATGATTTTTCAAATATAAGTAACGTTTTGATAAATAATATTAATAGCAATCGTGAATATACAGATTATAATACAAATATATTAAATAATACAATTGATAAACTTAAAATAGAAACTCAAGCTGGTTTCAATTATTTTAATACTAGTTTAGTTTCCAATAGTAATATTATAATTAATAATTTAAATGAAATTAATACTTTAAATCTATCAAATATTAGTAATTTTAAAGTAGAAATAAATAATGAAGTCGATTTTATTACTAGTTGTAATATTAAATTTGAAAATAATGTAAATAATTTTCAAGAAATTATTGATACACAATTACCAAATATAAATAATTCATTAAATATATTTAATACGGAAAGAATTTCAGATTCAAATCAAATAATAATTTATATTAATAATAATATAAATAATTCTTCTAATTATAATTCAAATTTAGATATATATACATCTAATTTAATCGATATTACAAGTAATTATTTATATAATTATTCTAGTAATTTAGATTTAGATACATCAAATTTAATTGATATAACTTCAAATTATTTATTTAATTATTCAAGTAATTTAGATTTAGATACATCTAATTTAATTGATATAACTTCAAATTATTTATTTAATTATTCAAGTAATTTAGATTTAGATACATCTAATTTAATTGATATAACTTCAAATTATTTATTTAATTATTCAAGTAATTTAAATTTAGATACATCTAATTTAATCGTTATAACAAGTAATTATTTATTTTCTTATTTTAAAAACATTGATAAAAAAACATCAAATTTAATAAAAAATACACATAATTATTTATTTAATTATTCATCTAATTTAAATTCAAGTACATCAAATTTTATTGATATTACTTCGAATCATTTATTTAATTATTCAAGTAATTTAAATTTAGATACATCTAATTTAATTGATATAACTTCTAATTATTTATTTAATTATTCTAGTAATTTAGATTCAGATACATCAAATTTTATTAATATTACATCTAATTATTTATTTAATTATTCAAGTAATTTAGATTCAGATACATCTAATCTAATAAATACATCATCTAATTATTTATTTAATTATTCAAGTAATTTAGATTTAGATACATCAAATTTAATTGATATTACATCTAATTATTTATTTAATTATTCAAGTAATTTAGATTCAGATACATCGAATTTAATTGATATAACTTCAAATTATTTATTTAATTATTCAAGTAATTTAGATTTAGATACATCTAATTTAATCGATATAACAAGTAATTATTTATTTAATTTAAATTTAGATACATCTAATGTAATTAATACAACATCTAATTATTTATTTAATTATTCTAGTAATTTAGATTTAGATACATCTAATTTTATTAATACAACATCTAATTATTTAGAGAATTATATAAATGATATTGATGATAAAATAACATTAGATTATACACAAAGATTCAATAATATAATTACTAATTTTGATAATGTAATAACTATTATGAATTTAAATTTTTCAAATTATATTGAAGAATCATCTAATTATAATAAAAATTATTCAAGTAATTTAGATTATAATACATCTAATTTTATTGATATTACATGTAATTATTTATTTAATATTATTGATGTAATTGATACTGATGTAAATACTAAGTTATCATTAATTGAAAGTATAAATAATCAAACTACAGAAATTGTAACAAAACTTAATAATGATGTAGATAATAATTCAAATATTATAGTTGATAATTATATACATTTTTCAAATTTAGATTTAATATCTTCAAATTTAACAAGTAATTTAAATATTAATATTTCAAATTATTTAATTGAAAATGAAAAAGAAATTATTAGAACTTCAAATTTAATAGATATTACTAGTAATTTTATATATACTTATTCAAGTAATTTAGATATTAGAACATCAAATTTAACAAGTAATTTAAATATTAATATTTCAAATTATTTAATTGAAAATGAAAAAGAAATTATTAGAACCTCAAATTTGATAGATATTACAAGTAATTTTTTATATATTTATTCAAGTAATTTAGATATTAAAACATCAAATCTAACAAGTAATTTAAATATTAATATTTCAAATTATTTAATTAAAAATGAATTAGAAATTTTAAGAACATCTAATTTAATTAGTGAATTAAATGATAATACATCTAATTATTTTAGAGAAAATGAATTTGAAATTTTAAGAACATCGAATCTAATGAGTAATTTAAATATTAATATTTCAAATTATTTAATTGAAAATGAAAAAGAAATTATTAGAACATCTAATCTTACTAGTAATTTAAATATTAATGTCTCAAATTATTTAATTGAAAATGAATTAGAAATTAGTAGAACATCTAATTTAATTAAACAATTAGACGATAATACTTCTAATTATTTTATAGAAAATGAATTAGAAATTTTAAGATCTTCTAATTTTATCAAAGATACTAGTAATCATCTATTTAATTATTCTACTAATTTAAATATTAATAATTCAAATTATATTGATGATGTTAATTCAAATATTTTGATTTCATATACAGATAATTCAAATTATATTGGCAATAATAATAATAATATATCAAATTATATTAATAATATTGAATCTAAAACATCTAATATAGAAATTTTAACTAATGGTGATATTAAATTAAATAGTGATTTAACTATTATAGGTGAATTGACAGTTTCTGATTTAAATGTTACTGGTTTATCTACAAAAATAAATACTACAACATATGAAACAGAAAACTTAGAAATTATTAATAATCAAGGAGACGGACCTTCTTTTAAAATATTACATAATGATGTTACACATAATATTTTTGAAACTAGTAATGCTGATAATAATTTTTTTATTATTGATAATAATAATAAAATTGGAATAAATAAAACACCCGTATATGAATTAGATGTTAATGGCACAGTTTCTATTGATAATGATTTAATTGTTAATAATATAGCGCGTTTATCAAATATTGAAGTTGAAGGAAACATTATACCATTAACTGATAAAGAATATAATATAGGGGATTTGAATAATAGATGGAAATCAATTTATTTATCTGGAAATAGTATTCATCTTGGCAATTTACTAATATCTACTGAAACTGGCGACATGAGTTTAAAAACGAACGATAATAATAATGCTGGTATAAATGTATCTGATTTAAATATATTAAGTGAAAATGGTTCAACTGCTACAATAAGTTTTAATGGTAATAATTTAGAAATTAAAGGACAAGATAGCAATGGGAATATTATTAATACTACACAAAAAATAAAAGGAGATTTAATAGTTGAAGGTATTTTAACTTTAGAAAGTGGATATGTAATTGAAGCAGATTTAGTTGTTAATAATAATATAACATTTAATGGTAATATAAATGATATTTCATCTACTGAATTAAATTATTTAAAAAATACTTCCAAAAATATAGAAGAAAATTTTATATCAACATCAAATCATATAGGTAATTTAGATACTAATTTTTCAAATTTAATAATTGATAATAGTAATTATTTATATTATAATTCTAGTAATTTAAATATAAATATTTCAAATTATTTAATTGAAAATGAAAAAGAAATTATTAGAACATCTAATCTAACTAGTAATTTAAATATTAATATTTCAAATTATTTAATTCAAAATGAATTGGAAATTATTCGAACATCTAATCTAACTAGTAATTTAAATATTAATCTTTCAAATTATTTAATTCAAAATGAATTGGAAATTATTAGAACATCTAATTTAACTAGTAATTTAAATATTAATCTTTCAAATTATTTAATTCAAAATGAATCTGAAATTTATAAAACATCTAATTTAATTAGTCAATTAGACGATAATACTTCTAATTATTTTAGAAAAAATGAATTAGAAATTTATAGAATATCTAATTTAGTTAATGAATTAGATGATAATACATCTAATTATTTTAGAGAAAATGAATTAGAAATTATTAGAACATCTAATTTAACTAGTAATTTAAATATTAATCTTTCAAATTATTTAATTCAAAATGAATTAGAAATTATTAGAACATCTAATTTAACTAGTAATTTAAATATTAATCTTTCAAATTATTTAATTGAAAATGAATCAGAAATTTATAGAACTTCTAACTTAATTAATCAATTAGATGATAATACATCAAATTATATTAAAAATATAGAATCTAAAACTTCTAATATTGAAATTTTATCAAATGGTAATATTAAATTAAATAGTGATTTAAATATTCAAGGTGAATTAACTGTAACTGATTTAAATGTTACTGGTTTATCTACTCAAATTAATACAACAATATATCAAACTGAAAACTTAGAAATTATTAATAATCAAGGCGATGGTCCTTCATTAAAAATAGATCATAATAATCAAAATAATAATATAATAGAATTAGTAAATAATACAAAAACATTTATAGTTGATAAAAATGGAAATCTTGGAATAAATAAAACACCAACAGCAGAATTAGATATAAATGGTGATATTAAATTTACTGGTTCAATAAACAATATATCTGCTAATCAATTTAATTATTTGGATGGAACTAGTAAAAATATTGAAACAAATTTTAATGCAACATCAAATCATATAGGAAATTTAGATATAAATATCTCAAACCATATATTTGATACTTCTAATTATGTAACATATTCGTCTTTTAATATTTCAAATTATATTAAAAACAATGAATCTCACATATTAAATACATCTAATCACATAGGAAATTTAGATACTAATATTTCAAATTATATAATTAATAATGAATCAGATATATTAAATACATCAAATCATATTAATGATTTAGATATTAAATTTAAAAATTTAATTAATTATGATAATAATTTACTAAATTTTAAATTATTACATTCTAACAATAATATTTCAAATTATATTAATAATAATGAATCAAAAACATCAAATATTGAACTTTTAACAGATGGTAATATTAAATTAAATAGTGATTTAACTATTGATGGTACATTATATGTTAGTAATATTGATATCACTGGCGAAACAGTACTTATAAATACAACAACATATCAAACAGAAAATTTAGAAATTATTAATAATCAAGGCGACGGTCCTTCATTAAAGATAGATCATAATAATCAAAATAATAATATAGTAGAATTAATTAATAACACAAAAACATTTATAATTGATAAAAATGGAAATTTAGGAATAAATAAAACACCAACAGCAGAATTAGATATAAATGGCGATATTAAATTTATTGGTTCAATAAATAATGTAACTGCAAATGAATTACATTATTTAGAAGGTATAGAATCTTCAGTTCAAGATCAATTAAATATATTGAAAATAAATTCAAATATAAATAGTAACAAATTAATTAATTTAGAATATAATTCAAATATTAATAATTATAAAATAGAATTATTGCAAAATTTTTCAAATATTACAAGTAATAATATAGTAAATCATGATAATAGAATTAAAGTTATTGAAGAATATAATAATAATCAAAATTTAGGAAATTTAATTAATAATGAAGTATTAACTAATACTATACCATCTATTGTAAGCGATGGTTTATTATGGAATAATTCTACAAATAAATTAATAAATACAATAACACAATATACTGATACAAATGTTAATAATGTATTATCAACAAAAAATTATTTAACGATTAATAATATACCATTAGATGATTCTACACTACATGTAATTGATGGAAAATTAAAAGTTATAGATAGTAATATTATTTCTTATAATAATGAAGGAGTTAATATTAAAATAGATGATAATAATGGTATAAAACAAATAAATGTTGGAGAAAAACAAGATATAAATTATATTACAAATAGTGTAATATTTACTTTTCAATCATATATACAAACTTTTGATATTCCAAATGGAGTAAATGAAGTAGTCGCTTATGTGTGGGGTGCTGGAGGTGGTGGCGGTGGTTATATTAATGGTGGTTGTGGTGGTTCAGGTGGATTTACATCTGGTACTATAAATGTTTCAGATATATCAAAATTATATATACATGTTGGTGGTGGTGGTGATGGCAATGTATATTCAACTTTTGCTGGATCTGGATATCAATATGGTGGCATTGGTGGCGTTGGTTCTGGAGCAGGAGGGGGTAAATCGGGAATATATTTTTCATCATATGAAAATGGAAATGAAATATTAATTGCTGGTGGCGGGGGTGGGGCGGGTGGAACAAATATTCCAAATAGTTTTTGTAATGGTGGTGGAGGTGGTGGAATAGAAGGTAATAATGGTTCAATCCTAGGAACAACAACTCCTATAGAAAATGCATTTACAAATGCAATAGGAAGAGGTGGTAGATTTACTAATGGAGGAATTGGTGGAATTGCTGATACAAATGGAAATGATGGAATTAGAGCAGAGGGTGGTGATGCAAAAATAATTAATGGAACAATTAGAGGTCAGGGTGGTGGTGGTGCAGGATATTGGGGTGGTGGAAGTGGTGGGAATAGTATAAATTTTGGTGTTGGCCCAGGAGGTGGTGGTTCAGGTTATTTAAATAATGGATATATAAAAAATGGTATTATTTTATCATCTGAAACAGTAGTAACAGGTGATATACCTATAAATCCACCGAAATCAGAAAATGATTATTATATAAGTGGTGTTGGTAAAGGTGGTATAAATAATGGTGGAAATGGAGGAGATGGATTGATAATAATAATATATAAAACAAATAATACAACAGCAACTCTAACAGAAAATTCAAATTATAGATTACCATTTCAAGATTTAAGTATACCGAATAACAATAATATAGAATTTGTAAGTGGTTTATTAAAGTTTGAAAATGATAAGTGGATTGTTACAAACGAATTAGATGAAAGAATACAATTTGTAGAAAATAAAACACTTGAAACATTAAATTTAGTTAATTTAATAAAAGATTTAAGTAATATAGATTTTACAGATGTTTTAAACAGTATTGAAAATATTGATACATTAAATACAAATGTATCTAATTATGTCGATATTAACATTGTTAATTCTTCAAATTATACAAATAGTTTACTTACAAAAATAAATAATTTACAAACAAATATTGATGCGATAGAAATAATACAAAATATTGAAAGTGGACAATTTTCCAACTATGTTGTAAATGTATCAAATTATTTAGAAAATAATATTATAACAAATCAAAATGATATTATTGATATCCAGACTAAAATTAATTTTATAGATAATGTAAATACTACAACAAACAGATTATATAATGATATTATTATAGATGGTGAATTAACAGTTACTGATTTAAATGTTACTGGTTTATCTACTCAAATTAATACTACAACTTATCAAACAGAAAATTTAGAAATTATTAACAATCATGGTGATGGACCTTCTTTAAAAATAGATCATAATAATCAAAATAATAATATAATAGAATTAGTAAATAATACGAAATCATTTATTGTAAATAAAGATGGAAATTTGGGAATAAATAAAATACCTACATCAGAATTAGATATAAATGGCGATATTAAATTTACTGGTTTGATAAACAATATATCTACTAATGAATTAAATTATTTAGATGGAACAAGTAAAAATATTGAAACAAATTTTAATGCAACATCAAATCATATTAGAGAATTAGATAATAATACATCAAATTATTTTAGATTAAATGAAACTGAAATTTATAAAACATCTAATTTAATAAGTTTATTAGATGATAATACTTCTAATTATTTTAGAGAAAACGAATTAGAAATTTATAGAACATCTAACTTAATTGGTTTATTAGATAATAATACATCTAATTATTTTAAAGAAAGTGAAGTAGAAATTTATAGAACTTCTAATTTAATTAGTCAGTTAGATGATAATACATCTAATTATTTTAAAGAAAGTGAAGCAGAAATTTATAGAACATCTAATTTAATTAGTCAGTTAGATGATAATACATCTAATTATTTTAAAGAAAGTGAAGCAGAAATTTATAGAACATCTAATTTAATTAGTCAGTTAGATGATAATACTTCAAATTATTTTAAAGAAAACGAATTAGAAATTTATAGAACATCTAATCTAACTAGTAATTTAAATATTAATATTTCAAATTATTTAATTAAAAATGAATCTGAAATTTATAGAACATCTAATTTAATTAGTGAATTAGATAATAATACATCTAATTCCATAAAAAATATAGAATCTAAAACTTCAAATATAGAAATTTTATCCAATGGTAATATTAAACTTAATAGTGATTTAATTATATCAGGTGAATTAACAGTTACTGATTTAAATGTTATTGGTTTGAAAACTGAAATTAATACTACAACATATCAAACTGAAAATTTAGAAATTATTAACAATCATGGTGATGGACCTTCATTAAAAATAGATCATAATAATCAAAATAATAATATAATAGAATTAGTAAATAATACAAAATCATTTATTATAAATAAAGATGGAAATTTGGGAATAAATAAAATACCTACATCAGAATTAGATATAAATGGTGATATTAAATTTACGGGTTCGATAAATAATATAACTGTAAATGAATTAAATTATTTAGATGGTACGAGTAAAAATATTGAAACAAATTTTAATGTAACATCAAATCATATTGGTATTTTAGATACAAATATATCTAATTATATAATTAAAAATGAATTGGAAATTTATAGAACATCTAACTTAATTAGTCAGTTAGATGACAATACATCAAATTATTTTACAAAAAATGAGTTAGAAATTTATAGAACATCTAACTTAATTGATTTATTAGATGATAATACATCAAATTATTTTAAAGAAAACGAATCAGAAATTTATAGAACATCAAACTTAATTGGTTTATTAGATGAAAATACATCAAATTATTTTAAAGAAAATGAATCAGAAATTTATAGAACATCAAACTTAATTGGTTTATTAGATGAAAATACATCGAATTATTTTAAAGAAAATGAATCAGAAATTTATAGAACATCTAACTTAATTGGTTTATTAGATGAAAATACATCAAATTATTTTAAAGAAAATGAATTAGAAATTTATAGAACATCTAATTTAATTAGTTTATTAGATGAAAATACATCAAATTATTTTAAAGAAAATGAATTAGAAATTTATAGAACATCTAACATAATTGGGTTATTAGATGATAATACATCAAATTATTTTAAAGAGAATGAGTTAGAAATTTATAGAACATCTAATTTTATTGGTTTATTAGATGATAATACATCGAATTATTTTAAAGAAAATGAGTTAGAAATATTAAATATATCAAATCATTTAAATAATATATATTCTGAAATAGAAAATACAAGTATTAACGTAATATTAGAAAATAATAATACTTCAAATTATATAGAAAATATTTCTAATATATTATTGAATTTTATAACAAGTAATACATTAAATGATATAACTAGATCTAATTTATTCATAAATTCAAATATTATAATTACAACATATGTTAATAATACATCAAATAATATAATAGATTTAATTCAATTTAATAATGATAATACAATTGATTATATTAATAATATAGATACACAATTAGAAACATCTATACAACTAACATCAAATGAAATAATAGAATATATAAATACGGGATCATTTGGAGGCGACGGAATTAATGTATCAAATTATATATTAGATTCATCAAATGAAATAATAGAATATATAAATACGGGATCATTTGGAGGCGATGGGATTAATGTATCAAATTATATATTAGATTCATCAAATGAAATAATAGAATATATAAATACTGGATCATTTGAAGGAAATGGAATTAATGTATCAAATTATATATTAGATTCATCAAATGAAATAATAGAATATATAAATGCGGGATCATTTGGTGGTGATGGAATTAATGTATCAAATTATATATTAGATTCATCAAATGAAATAATAGAATATATAAATGCGGGATCATTTGGTGGTGATGGAATTAATGTATCAAATTATATATTGGATTCATCAAATGAAATAATAGAATATATTGAAAATAAAACGATAGATAATGATATAAATATATTATTATTATATGATACATCAAATTTATTAACAAATGAAATAAAAATATTAAAAAATTCATCAAATAGTCATAATACCCGTTTAGATGCGATAGAAGATAATTTAGATGATTTATTAAATTCAAATCTCTCAATATCAAATTTAATAGATTTGGATATAATAAATATAAATTTGGATAGTATAGAACAGGGTTCTAATAAGAAGTTTATAGTAGATAATGAATATAATAATAGTTTAACAGTAAAAGGGACATTAAATGCGGATAATACAATATTAAATAATAATGCAACAATTGTAAATTCTTCAATATATAATTCAGGTTGTGTTAATATAGTTAATTATGGTATAAATCATGCAATTAAAATAGATCAGATTGGAGAAGGTGATATATTAAATGTTGAAAATAATTATGAAAATATATTAAAAATTACAAGTAATGGATATATTGGAAATAAGGATGATATTAATTATAATATTGATATAGACGGATATATAAATGCTACAAAATTGAGAGGTGATGGATCTGAAATAGAAAATATTAATTTAAGTGATAAAAGTACATCATATTTAGAAGAGGGTTCGAATTTATATTATACAGAAGAAAGATTATATGATTTTTATCAAAATTCAAACTTATTATTATCAAATTTACAATTTACAGAAATTTTACAAAATGTTCAGGAAATAAAACATGTAATGGGACTACATCAATTAGATAGAGTAGAACAAGGTACAAGTAATAAATATATAGTTAATAATATATATAATGATGATTTAGTAGTTTTAGGACATATAACCGCAAAAAGTATAAATATATTAGAATTAGATACAGAATATTATACAGATTTATATTATAGTAATTTATTTATAAATCCTTTTAATGATGAACGGGATACATATGCGAATATATCAAATATATTAAGAAATGTAATAATAGATGAACCAACAATAGGCAATAATAGTAATTTAGAGAATAGAATAACAGATATAATAGACGATGGTATGTCAAATTATATGTATACTATAAATAAATTATTTAATGATAAAATAAATAATTTAACTTTAGATGATATTCAGCAGGGGAATATAAATAAATATATAATTAGTAATATTTTTAATGAAAATTTAGTAGTAAATGGTAATATAATAACAAAATTAATAGATATAAATATAGAAGATGAATTATTTGATAATTATAGTAATATATATAATCATGGATTATCAAATGCAATAGCAGGAAACAGTGAATATTTAGAAGATAGAATTGATAGTATAGTTGATAATAATATGTCGAATTATTTTAGATTAATAGACGAACATGTTGACAATAAAATAAAAACGATATCATTAGATAATATAATTCAAGGTAAAATAAATAAATTTATAATAAAAAATGTATATAATGATGATTTAATTGTTAATGGCGAAATAATAACAAAAAATGTGGATATATCAATTGATGATAATTTAAGTACGTTATATAGTAATTTATATATTAATGAAATAATAAATCATAATATAGCAGAAAGCGAATATTTAAGTTCAAGAATTTCTGAAGGTGTTGATGAAAATATATCAAATTACACATTAATATTTAATAATGAATTAAATAATATAAATGCAAATGTATCAAACTATATTGTAAATGTTAATAATGATATTTTAAATAGAATAGGAAATTTAACACTAGATAATATTTATCAAGGAGAAAAAAATAAATATATTATAAATGATATATATAATAATAATTTGGTTGTAAATGGTAATATAATAACAAAATTAATAGATATAAATATAGAAGATGAATTATTTGATAATTATAGTAATATATATAATGAAACATTAATAAATTCAAATATAGATACAAATGATACATCATTAACATCTCATGAGAATTATATTAAATTATCTAAATATATTACAAATCAAACAACGAAAATAAATAATAATATAAATGATATATATAATATTATTACACAATATCATCCAGATGAAATGACATCAAATCTACAAATAATAGAGATTAATTCATTAAATACAAAATTAGATAATTTGACAAATAAATATAATAAAATAGAACAAATATTAGTAAATTTGGGATACGATATAAATGAATTATAATTATTTTTCACTAGGAACAGATCCAAATGTAAGTAAATTTCCAAAAATATTTTTTAAATCTTCAAATGAAGTAGATCTTTTTTTTTCAGATAAAACATCACTAGAATTTAATGAAATATTATTACAATTTTTTTTAAGTAATTCTTGTTTAATTTTTTCCATATAGATAATATCATCCATTTTTTCTTCAATTGAATGATCAATCCATTCTACAATAGTTAGATCAGTTCTATCCATATTAGTTTTATATTTTTTATATCCAATTTCTGCTCTTGTTGTAAATTTATTAATAACTGAATAAACAATAGAATCTAATTTATTAATTCTAGAAGATAAATCAAGTTTTTCATTTTTATTCATTTTTAAAATAAAGTTAAATAATAAATAATGTCATTTTTTTATATAAAAATAATTTAAAAAATTTTATTTACTTAGCATTTTTTTGTTTCCACATTTTAGCAATTTCTTTAATACAATCGGTTGCTTTCCATTTTGGATTGGCTTTAGCGACAGTAGCATATTGTGCTTTTACAAATAAAGCATATTTTCCTGGTTTTCTTTTAACTTTTTTCTTTTTTTTAGCACCACCATCAATTGATGGAATTTCTGATGGCATAACTTCAGCTACGGGAACGGGTACATCTGGTACGGATGCATCGCCGTCGGAATTAAATGGGGCATAAGTAAATGCACGTCCACCTCTTTTTTTAGTAGCAGTTTTTTTTTTAGTAGCAGTTTTTTTTTTAACGGGTTTTCCACCTATAACATTTGTAGACATATTAATAGCTAATAGTTCTAATATAATATTATAAAATAATTTATAAAAATATATATTGTTATATTTATATAGAGACTCTAAATATTTTATAATGAAAAGTGAGTATTTACTAATGGTAATGTTATTAATATCTATATTAATAGTAATACTATATTATGGTTATTTGGAAAAATTACGGGGCAAATTAATAAAAAAAAAGCAAAATTATGAAAATTTTACAATAATGGATAAAAAAGTTCAAAAAGATGATGGAAAAGCGTGTACGATGACTAAATGTTCTAATATAGATCCCGTAAGTGATCCAAAATATAATATGCATCAAATAGTAAAACAATCAATATTATTAGAAGAACATTTAGCAAATAAAAATAAAAGATGTAGAGATTGTATAACAAAACATTTTTCTCATATAATTGGATTGGCCGAGGAAGCAATTATGCTTGCTTGCAATGATGTAAAAAAATATCCTTTGATGGGTGAATTGGGAATATATTATAATAAATTATTTCAAAAATGGTTAAAAGATACTAGTTGTAGTCTAGATGTATGTGCTGAATTAAGAACTATGCGTAAAAAAATAATACAGGTATATTTTTTTGACGAGCAATATAAATTAGAAAGAACAGATGATAAGGGTGTTTAAATTAATTCAAATCTTTTTTTTATAAAGGGATAGTTTTTTTTATTAGTTATAACATTTTTTATAGCATTTATAGCTTTTAAATGTGCTTCTAAATGATCCGGGTGTATTTCACTGCCCATTTCAATATAAGGATAACAATATGGTAAAGTAGTACAAACAGTATTTGCTGTACTATATAATAACACATCGGCAACAATTTGATATTTTGAAGAAGAAAAATCATATTTATTATTTTTATTAATAAACATATCAACTAATTTTCTAGCACCTTTTTTTGAAACAATATACATACCAGTTGATGGCAATAAATATTGCCATTTAATAAAATTACTTGATGTTATATCATGATGAATATTTAAATTTTTAACTGTATTATCATATAATACCATCATTTGAATAATATCAATTTCTTTATTAATATTATTAAGTAATTCATTATAATCAATATCAAAAGGAATATAAATATCATCTTCCATTATAACAAAATATTCGTCATCATATTTAAGACATTCATTCATTGCTTTAATGTGACTTGATAAACAAGCAAATTCATATTCACAGCTAGTACAACCCGGATATTTACAAGATAGAGGTCTTTTATGTTCTAATAAATTATCAAACATATCTGGTGTAATAGCAGAAATTCTAACATTATCTAGATTAGAACTATTAAATTGTTTTTCCATAAAATTTTTTCTTTTTATATTTTTATCAATATTTATCCAAAAATGTTTCATTATATAAAACAATACTTATATATTTTTATATATTCTAAATGTTATATTTAATATTAAAAGCACAATTGGGGAATCAATTATTTCAAATAATGAATATAATAAGTTTATCAAATAAATATAATATAGATTACAGAATATGTTGTGATATAAATGAAAAGACAATATATGAAAATAAAAAAACATATTTTCATGATTTTTATTTAAAATTAAAAAATAAATTAATAAAAATAGAAAAATATAAATTAGAATCAGAATTAAATAGTAATAATATATATAAAGAAGAAAAATATGAATATAATGAGATAATTTTAAAAGAAACTAAAAAGGATATTTATATAGAAGGATTTTTTCAAAGTTATAAATATTTTAAAGAATATAATGACATATTATATGATATTTTAGATATAAAAAACAGAAGAAATAACATATATAATGCATATAATTATATATATAATAAAAAAAATATAGCTATTCATTTTAGGTTTGGTGATTATATATATTTACAGGAAATGCATCCAATACAAACAATAAAATATTATTATAATTCAATTAACAAATTAATTGAAATATTAAATAATAATGATGATAATATATTAAAATATAATATATTATTTTTTTGTAATGAACCCGATAATGAAATAGTAAATAAATATATTAATAAATTAAATAATATATATAATAATAAATTAAATTTTATAAAAATAAATGATTCAATAAATGAATGGGAACAAATGTTAATGATATCTTTATGTGATAATATAATTATTTCTAATAGTACATTCTCATGGTGGGGTGCATATTTTTCAGAAAAAAAAACTAGAGTAATTTATCCAAAAAAATGGTTTGGTCCTTTTTATAAAGATAATAAAATAGATGATTTAATATTAAATAATTGGATAGGAATAGAAGATATTTAAAAAATATATATATATATATAATAATATGAAAAGAAATAGACAAAAAAATAATACGGATTTTATAACCGATGGTTATAACAATGAAAAAATATTTGAAATTATTGAGGAAATTAGAAATAAATATGAAATAAGTAAATTAAAAGAAACTTATAAAGAAGATAGTTGTGAGTACAAAATGATTGGAACCGAATATTCTTTTTTTAAAGAAAGATATCCATTTTTATTTGATATGACTTTAAAACCCGATATGGATATGGATAGATTAAAATATATGATGAATTTAAGACAAGATATTGTTGATAATAGAATTACATTTGAAAAAGCTTCAAATAAAGTAGGTTTAGATTTGTATAATGAATATCATGAAAAAAAATAATATTAAACATATATAGTAGATATTTGTAAATAATTTAAATATGGAATTCAGTTTTTTAGATAATGATACAAATAAAATAATTTTTCCGAAATTATTAAATGCTGGAATATATAAAGAATCAGAAACGGATAATATTTCTGGAAAACCATGGGGAAATAATTATTTAGAATCTAAAGTAGAACCTACAGCGGAAGCATATGCTAGTAAATTTTATGCAAAGAACCATATTCCAAGTTCTTTTAGACCTGGTAATAATCCAAAACCAACAAGATACGAATATATTGATACAGAAAAATTTAATACAAAATGCTTTAAAATTTAATTTTCAATATTTATTTTATTTTTTTTTATAATATTAATGTTATCTTTAATAATATTAGTGATATGTTCATAAGCTTTATTAACTTGATCAAAATTTATTCCACCTGTTATTAAAATACTACCGCTTTCAAAAATTGCAATAGTTACTTTTTTACATTCACTTATATTATTTTTTTTATTAAAGTTATGTACTTTACATTGACATATGCCACTATTATTATAAGGATTATAATAATATTCTAATTTTACACCTTGATAAATACCAGGTTGAAAACTACTTTTATTTTTATATTTTTCGCTAATTAATAAATTATGTAATTCCTTTCTACGAATATAGAATTTCTCTTTTAAATCGGGATCACAAAATGTTTTAAAATCAGTATTTATCATTCTAATTTTAAAATTTCCATAATTTAGTTTATTTAAAAACTCTTCTTTATTTTCTGTTTCAAAATTTAAATTAATCTTATTATCAATCTCATATATATTTTTAATTTTATTTATAATATGATTTGCAATTTCATCAACATCTGATTCTACTTTATTAATTCCCGTTAACTGTATATTTCCATTTTTAAATATTTTAATATTCGGTCTATATGTTTTATCAAATTGATATAGAATTGTAATTTGATTATCAAATCTTGTTTTTTTCTTTTTATCTTTTTTAGATTTTCTTATTTTTTTTGGATTAACACCTTTACATTCATCTGAACTATTTTGAATCCATATAATATTATTATTTTCCAAAATTGGATTAATATTATTATATAATATTGATAAATTGATAAATAAGTTTTCACCGATATTTGCATTGCATGTAATAGTAGAAACTTTATATGGCGTAAAATATACAATTTTTTCCGTCATCACACATATCTTTATATATTTTTAATGTTTATATCATTTTTTATTATCAATAATTAAATTCATCTTTTCATTTATAGTTTTTTTTTCATAATGGTTATTTAAATTTGTATTTTCTTCGTTTATATTTTGTTTAAATTGCGAAGTTATATCTGAACGTTTTATACTTTCTGATAAAGATTTTATATAAGATGTGTTTATTACTTCATATGTACTTGATATACTAATCATTGGTGGTAAATTTAATACATGTGATGTATCATTATTTAAATGTAACTTTCTATATTCTTCAATTGTTAATTTTCCACCACTAAAATTATTTAATAAATATCTTGATGGCGCAGGACGTATTGGTATATTCATATTATATAATTTTCCAAGCATTTGTATTAAACTATTGATTTCCCAAACTTTATCACTTCCAGAATTTACAGAAAAATTATATGCATTCGCACACTGTAAAGAACAAAATGAACCATGACATATATATGTATTTGATATACTATCGTAATTTATAGGCATTGAAAATACTTTTAATTCAATTGGATGAATACACCAGAAACACCAAGTTTTTCTATTCATATTACAAAATTCATCATCTTTATTAATAATATTATTTGGATCGATTTTTATATTATTATTATCCTCTATTTTTTTATTATCAGAATTAAAAAAACTTTCTTTTTCATATGGTTTTGGATCATTTTCATTTTTTTCATTGTTTATAATGTTATCTATATTAGTTTCATTTATAGGTAATTGCAATATAATATGTTCTTCATTATTTTTTATCATTGTATTCATAATATTTTTTTTATTTTTTTTGGGTTCATTTTCAACTTCTGTTTTCTTTTTTCTTGGCATATTTATATATATTTTTATATATTAAATATTAATATATTAAATATATACTGTTTCTATTTATATGCATTTAAAAAATAATATTATTTTCTAATAATTATTTATGAATAATATTATTTCTGTTTCACACAATAATAGATATATATATTAACTAATTATATATTTTATAAAATATTTAAAAATTATTATATATCTTAATATATATTATAATGAAAGCAAATTATATATATTATATTACATTTATTCTTAATTTAACTTATTCTATGGGTTTTTCATTCTCTAGATTAAATAATTTATTACCAAGTAACAGTTTAAACAAAAGTAATTTATTTTCAAATAGATTATATTATAAAAGACAAAGAACAAATAAGATATATGCTAGATTTTTAAATAATGTTTCTAGAAGAGATTTACTATTTTTATCTCCTATTATATTACAACCTGATAAAGCATTATCTTATCTTTTAAATAATAATTTAAATATTAAAAGGGTAGTTGTATTTGGAGCATCAGGATATACTGGTGGAGATACTATTAGAAATTTATTAGATAAAGAAATTGACGTTGTTGCTGTAACTAGACGCCCTGTTAAAATAGTAAATAGAGATAATGCTGCACGTGATACATTAGTTATCGATGATATCAGTAAAAAAAATAAAATACATAGTGTTGTTGCTGATGTACTTAAACCTGACACATTAAATAATATAATGAAAGATGTTGATGCGGTTATATTTTGTGCTGCATCAAGACCAAAAGTAACTGCTAGACCAATTCCGGGTGTTGAATTAAATAAACAAAAAAATGTTGTAGATAAAGATGTGTACGCTGAAGAAAGTAATAATGTCGAAGATATTGGTTTAGTTAATGTTGCTAAAGAAGCTATTAAAAATAATGTTAAAAAATTAATAATTGTATCATCTATATGTGCGAAATGTCAAAAAAAAGATATGAATATTGATATTAATAGCGGAGAAGTTACAGATAAGGGCGAAACTAGTTGTGATGCTTGTTATAATAAACAAGAAGGCGAAGAAAGAGTTAGATTATTATATGAAAATGCTCCATCATATATGAGTTATACTATAATTAGACCAGGGATGTTATCACCAGGTGAAAAAAGAGGGGTAGAAGATGTTGAATTTAATCAAGGGGTATCAAAAAGTGGTATTATTTCACGATTAGATTTAGCAGATGTATTAGTAGAATCAACTTTGACAAATAATTCTAATAAAAAAACATTTGAAGTTTACTATAAAGATACCGCACAACCTGTTGATATGTATAAATCATTGAAAACATGTAAAGAAATGGGAAAAAGTGTTAAAGAATGTTTTTTTGGCGAAGATTATAAAGATGATAAAAAACCTATAGAAATAGATAAACTATTAAAAAATAAAGTAAAAGGTAGTATTTTTCTTTCTGGCAAAGAAGTAATTGGTAATAATTACGCAGAAATGTTAAATAAATTAAAAATAGATGAAAAAGAATATTATGATATTAATATTTTAAAATCTAATGATATTTTTTAAAATTAGAATTATAAAAAAAAATGACATATTTTTAAAAACTATATAAAGATAAGATATATATATATATATGTGAAAGTAACACCAGCGCTCTCATAGCTTAATCGGTTAAAGCGTTGGTCTTATGAGCCAAAGATTGGGAGTTCGAGTCTCCCTGAGAGCAAATCTTATTTTTATAAAATCAAAAAAATGATTAATAATTAAAAAGGTTAGTTGTATAACTAACATCCAGCAATTTTAAATCAAAGATTATAAAAGGTTAGTTGTATAACTAACATCCAGCAATTTTAAATCAAAGATTATTAAAAAGTTAGTTGTATAACTAACATCCAGCAATTTTAAATCAAAGATTATTAAAAAGTTAGTTGTATAACTAACATCCAGCAACTATACAGCGCGATGTTATTAATAAAATTTATAATATAATTATAATATTATATTATATTTTTATTACATTATATTATTATATAATAATAATTTATTATATAAATTTTTTATTATATTCGTAATATATTTTGATATATAATATATCTAATAATATATTATCTTAGATGAAAAATATATTATAATACAATAATTATTTGCCCCCTTAGCTCAATTGGATAGAGCGCTGGCCTTCTAAGCCAGAGGTTGTGAGTTCAATCCTCACAGGGGGTGTTTATTTTTATATAAATACTTTAAATATTTATTTTTTTTTTAATAAAGAACATAACTTATTATACTCACTTTTTGTTTTTTTTATAGAATATCTTTTGTTAATATTAAAATTTAGTAAATTTTTAATAAAATTTAATATTAAATTAAATTCAGCATTTTTTAATGCTAATTTTTTTTTAAAATTAGATGTTATAAATAAATCAAATAGTGAAATCCCCAACATATATACATCAAATTTACTTAAATTTATTTTTTTAGGAATTTTATATTTTTTATAGACTCTAATTTCTTGATATAAATAATATAAAATTATTTTAAATTGTTGTTTTCTTTTTTTGTCTGAAATAAAAAAATTCTGATGTCTTAAAATTAAATTTTTAAAATATTCAAAAAAATCTATATAATTATTTTTATTCGCTTCTGGTGGATATTGATGATTTGAAGTTGCTCGTATAAATTTATTAGAATAATTATAAAAATGTTGTTTTTTAATTAAAAAACCGAAATCTATTATTTTAGATTCTTTATTTTTAAAATTTAATAATATGTTTGGAGGACGAATATCTTGATGTATATAATTTTTTTTTTGTAATATTTCTAAACCATTTATAACATTTTCTAAATTTAAAAAAATTTTTTTAAATGTTATATTATTTTTTGATACATGTTTCCATAAATCTTCTCCACCATTTTCATAAACTATTTGATATACTTCTTGATTATCATCTCCATTAAATATATCTTTACAATGTATATATGCAGATTTATCATATTCATTTATTTTTTTTTTACAATTTGATAATTTATTTACTATTATTTTTTTATTATTTTTAAATAATTTTTCTATTATATCTTGATTATTTAATTCAGTTATATAATCTTCTTTATCTCTAAAAATTTTTACAACCGTTTTTTTTTTATTCAATTTAACATCACATTCTTTTGCTGGTTTTAATACACATCCATATGCTCCTTCGGCTATAAATTCTGTTTTCATAATTTTCTTATTAAATATAGATATTTAAATTATAGTTTTTCCAATCATTACCAAATTTTCTCATATTTTTATGAGCATGAATTGAATCAAAGTCCCGTAGCATTTTCTTTTTATTACTAATTGTAATCTTTGAATATTTATATTTATTAGGAATTTTTACACAATCATTATCATCTGAAAATTTCTTATAATAATGTTTTGAAATATAATTATTATTCATTTTATTATAATAAATTTTGATAATAAATTAATCATTTTTTTTTTATTAAAATAAATTTGTTATTATTTATTAGGTAATATGTCTACAACATATATTGAAACTTATATATTCGGTTTTGGCGGTGTAGCAAATAAAAGAAATTTTTCAGGCACTGATAATAGTGCTGGAGTTGCTACAACTTATGGTAATATTAATAGTGCTAAAACAGATAGAGATAATCGCAGACAAGATAGAGTTAGAAAAGAAATTGATGGTGGCGAAACTGTTGATGGTAGTACTAAATATTATACCACACAAAGTGCATTAGATGCCGATAGTAGTTTTAGTGGTACTAAATTCTTAACTAATGAATCATTGCATGTATCAGGACGTGATTTAGAAACAAATACTACTGAAGTTGCAAGACAAGCAGCGAGAGTTGCCGAAAGAGGAACATATAATGCTGGTACTGGCTTATATGCCGGTGATACTGGTGCTGAAAAAGATAGAGAAGATGCTAGAACTTTAGAAACAAATACTACTGAAGTTGATAGACAAGCAGCCAGAGTTGCTGAAAGAGGAACATATAATGCTAGTACTGGCTTATATGCCGGTGATACTGGTGCTGAAAAAGATAGAGAAGATGCTAGAACTTTAGAATCGGGAACTACTGAAGTTGCAAGACAAGCAGCGAGAGATGCCG